AGAAACGGACTACCGGGGCAACGGCATCCGGCAGTTCTTCGTATTCGTCATACTGGGTGGTGACGGCGGAGCGTCCCAGCGATTTCACCGATTTCCCCTGTGCCGTGGGGCGAAGCGTGACGATCAGTTCGTTGTTGGCCCCTACGGCGACATCGGCTCTCGTCCACTCGCTGATGTTGGTGCCGTACTTGCCGGTGCAGAACCAGACACTGATGCTGGAATAGTCAGGCCAATAAACGTCGGCCCGCTTGTTCTTGACGGTGCCGGAGTAGCCCAGCCGGAACCGCGACCCGCTTGCTTGCAGGCCAGCGTACAGCGCGTTCTCGGCACTGTCCTTGAAATCGTAGTCCGCGCCTTCCCAGTAGTCGCCGTACAGGTAGTCGGAGTAGTTAGTGTCCTTCTTCCGCTTCTTGGCGTTCTGGAATATCCACCGCTTGTACTTGAGGAAGTTCTTGCTGGTGACCGTGACGCTCTGCTCGGAATCGGTATTCAGGCCAAAGCCGTAGGGCGTCGGGCTGAACTCCAGCCGTGCCTTGGCTCCCGTCCCCGTGGTGCTGGTGCTTGTCACCGGGATGATGGCGGTGAATCGCCGGGCCGTGCTGTCATAGTCGGCTGGCACCGTAGACACACTGCCGCTGGCGGTGCGGTACATGATCTCGTTACCGCTGACGCCGTTGGATGTGCCAAACGTCTGGTCGGCAGCGGGGGCGTTGGCCGCGTTGGTGATCACGCCGTTGGCATCGTCATCAAAGCCGACGATCTCTCGCGCCCCGCTCCCGATGACGCCTCTGGCCCGGAAGCCTGTGCCGATGGCGTCGAGCGCTGCCGTGATGGTGGGCGGAGTCTTGTACCCAGCACCGCCGTCGAGGATGTCCACGCCGACGACATTCCCGGCCTGCACGATCGCCTTGAGCCGTGCCGGTCGCGAGGGGCTTCCGCCAGTGATCGTCAGTTCGGGCGGATCGTAGTAGGCACCGCCGCCGAAGGAGACATCGACTCCTTCGATGAAGTACCCGCTCCCATCAGCAAGAACAGAGGGGGCCGACTTCGGCGGGTCCAGCCCCATCTCCACCGCGACGTTGGCGATGTTCCCCGGGCGGTAGAGCCTCGGGCGAACACCATGCCCGTAGAACATGAAGATGCGGCCGTGCCTGTCCTCGGCAATGCAGAAGTTCGTGACCGTAGACAGGTCGAGCGTGTCGATGATCCGCGACTCAAACTCGTCTATGCGGCGGACGTTCCACACGTAGGTGAACGGGTCTTCCCGCTCGTCCAACTGGCCGATGTCGAGGTCTTTAAGGACTCGGGCCTTTTGCAACCAGAGGAAATCGTTTGGACTGCCCAGCGGGGTGGCCCGCCTGTACAGGCCGAAGATCGACTCGTTGTCATACCGCCCGTAGATTTTCAGCAGCCCCTTGCGGGCGATCAGCATGCCGGGGCGGCGAGGCTGAAGATTATTCAGGACGCGCAGTTCACCAGCGCGCAGCAAATACTGCGAAGCGTCCTCGTTGTATCCCAGCCACTGCGTGATCTTCATTCGATGTCAGGCTGTAGTTCGGAGTGCCACCCCATCGACCGTGACGTTGGATAGGGAGTGCTATACGGGCGACCGCTAAGAGGGGTCACCACATCGTTCTCCATAGCGATGCGAAGGTCGCGGTTGAACATCTGCATTGCCCCGTCAGCGGGCTTGCCAGCGATCCTCGCGTACCACATCTCGCACGACGCAAGGATCGCCGTCCACATCTGGGGCGAGGCGTCGATGGCATCGGTGATGCTGTACTTCGTCTTGGCCGGGAGGATCAGAAGATCACTGGAGTAGAGGTTCGTGGCCCCGGTTGGAGACGGCGCTGGCGGTGTCGCTCCGCCGACCACGCCGCCGTCGAACTCATCCGGCTCCACTCCGTACTGGCTCGGGCGAATATGCCCGGCCGCCCCGCTGATTAGCAGTTGCGTGGGGCTGTTCCATTGGTTGATGCGGCGCTCTGCCACGAATGGCACCGTTGACCCAACGGGATCGGCATCCATTCCGGCAGCACCAAAACGGATATACGCTCCGGCGCAGTCTTGGGGGAAGGCAGTGCCGTCGCCCGTAACCGTAGGCACGTTGCTCGCGCCCACCGTTGCGAGACTGACCGTCCCCTGACGGCAAATCCGCTCATACCCCATGTACTTGATCGGCTGCGGCGTCACCCGGTAGGTGTAATGCACCACCGTGCTGTCGGTCGGGACGCCAACGAACCGCACCTGATAGCGGTCGGGATACAGGTCCGATCGCATGATCGTGTAGTAGTACGGCTCACCCGCGCCCCGCGTGTTGACCTCCAGCCGCTGCCACTCCTGCGGCGTGATGTAGCAGTGCAGGGTGCCGACCGTGTTCGTGACAAGGGTGTCGATGTCTTTGAGGTCGAGCGGGAGATCGTAGTAAGTTTGCGGCATCACGGTGATGCCAGAGCCGCTCTGGTTTGCGGCCACATCGAGCGTGACGGCATTGCCGCTGACGCTCACAATCCTCGCCGGGGCAGGGAAGTGGGATGCGGATACTTCGACCATGCGGCCGGGAACAAACCCCGTGGCGCTGGCGACGAAGATCACCTTGCTGCCAGTGGTGACCGTTGCTGTGGTGCGTATCTGATTAGTGGTGAACGAGCCGGTTCGCTGATACCACAGCCAGTGGCGGCACTGCGTCACCTCGCGCACGCCGTTGATGACCGCTTGACGCACGGCATGGTGTTCGCCGTCCTGCGCCCCTCCGCCGGTCGAGGCCAGTAGATAGGCAACAGCATCCTGCGCGGTGTTCATTTGGCCTTCTTCCGCCCGTACTTGCTGACGACATACTCACGCAACTCACCTTGTTTCATGGTCGGATGCCGCCGCCTCTCGACCTTCATCATCTCCCGGGTCAGACGCTCGCTTAGTGGCTTCGCCTGCGGGCGAGGCTGGGGGATGCCCTTGTGGCTGACCGCACCCGTCACGGTCAGGTTGCGCTCCATTGCCACCCGCTTTACATCGGCAACGCTGTCGATCCACGCCTTGGGATCGCCGGGGCCACGCTTGTCGGCCAGCCCGGAGCAGTAGTACTTGCCGCTGGGATTGATCCCGGCCCGCTTGGCCGCAGCCACCATCTGCCGCGCATGATCTGGCGGCATGCTGTCGAGTTGCTCGTTATTGTACCGCCCCTGCATCAGGGTCCGGTCAGTTCCCTTTACGGCGGGTGGGCTTTGCAGGGCCAGCATTTCGGCAAGTCGCGGGGCCACGCCCGTGCTGATCATGTCCACGTAATGCCTTTGCACATCCACGCTCGCAGTCTGGATGTCGAAGGGCAGATCGTTCGTGTTCATACAGGTACTCCCATGCTCTTTTTAGTGACGCCTCGTTGTCTCCCAGCAGCCCTAGCGCCCGGTTACATGCGTGGCACAGAAGACCGCGCACAGAGTTGTTAACATGGCAATGATCCACACACAGTGTTGGCTGACGGCATCCGCATATCTGACAGCGTCCACGGCACCTCCTGTGCAAAGCGTCATACTGCTCTGGCGTCACTCGGTAACGCAGCCAGAGATTTGATCGCCTCTTGTTCTCGCGGTTGTAGACGCGCGGCATCAGCCCTGCGGCTGGAGTTCAGGGGGAACTTGGGGCGGCCCACCCGCCCCCTCCGCTGCCTGCTCCGGTGGGGGGGGGAGGCCGGGCGGCGCGGGAGGGGGCGCTGGCGGGGGAGGGGGCGGAAGCAAATACGGTGCGGCGTCGATGTCGAGGCTGTCGGCCCAATCGCGAATCAGGGCGTTGAACGGCTCGACCACACCACTGCCAGCGAGGTTGCTCAGAATCGGGCCAAGCGTCTGCACCGACAACTGCATCTGCTCGACGCGAGATGCCTTGTTTGGCTTGCGGGCGCTGCCTGCCTCGACACGGTACAGCAGTTCCCTCGTCAGGCTGACAAGGTCGCGGCGGGAGATGAACTGCGCCCACCCGGCGGCACCCATCCTGCCCAGCACGGGGACAACGTCCTGCGGCTCAAGCAGCCACCGCGCCGCCAACGCCTCGCGACGAGCGAGGAGCGACATGCAGTCCTCCAACTCGTTCGCCATGTTGTCGGGCCGGATGCTGATGTTCTCGTTCTTGATCGTTGCTTCTGCGGCACTTCTGAAGGAACTTCTGGTGTAGCCATACGCGAGTTCTGACAGGCCCGTGCGCTTGGCAAACTCGTCCATGATGGCGGAGATGATGTCCCACAAGTCGCGGGTCACCTGCGGCATCTGGAATACGCTGATGATGTCCTCCACCCGGCGGCCAAGCAGTTCCGACAACTCGATGATCTTGAACCCGCCCTCGGATGGGGCCAGCAACTGCTCTTTGATCGTCTCGTCTGCCGCCTTCTGCACGGCTACGACGGTCTCGCACGACGTTGCGATACGGGTGGCGAGGAATGAGAAGCACCAGTTCAGCAGCCGCAGTTCACCGATCGCCGGGCGGATGTGCGACACGGGCCACGCATAGCCGGGCTTCCGGTGGAACGCCAGCATCGTGAACGGCCAGCCGTGCGGGTCCACGTAGAACGGGATCGGCCACGACGCCCGGGGGATGATGCTTGCTGGAATGCCCAACTGGGGATCGACCTCCTCCTGCATGACAGAGGGAGGAAGGTTGAGCGGGTAGTCCACGCCCTCGCACACGACGAGATAGCAGTATCTGCCCACGGCGTCGAACACGCCCTTGCTTTCCTTGGGCGAGTCCTTGAAACGGTCGCCCATGCCGGTCTTCGACCAAATCTTGTAGAAGGTGACCAACTGGTTGGTCGTGTCCTTCTTCTTCTTGCCCTGCGGCTCACGACGCAGGCTCTGCGGCGACTGCGAGTCGAGGTGCTTCTTCAAGTCCTCGGGCGGAATGCCGTAGGTGGCGGCCACCTCATCCAGCGGGCGAACGCACTTGCGAGCGCACCACAGCATGTCGTCTTCGTTGTCGAAGTCGGGGTCGATCAAAAGGTTGTCAACGGTGTCATAGAACGAGCCGATCATCCGCATCTGCGGCTGCATGGCATCGCCAGAGGCATCGAGCGCGACGAGTTCTGTCCAGAACACACCAGCACCCTTGATCATCGCCTCGTTCACCACCTTGCGGGCCTGACGCTTGAGATCGAGTTCGACGGGGGTCCAGTTCAGGTAGGACTCCATCAGTTTGGAGGCGATCTTGCGGCCAGCCCGCTCCTCCTCCTCCGACTTCACGGTCTCGATGATCTGCATCTGCTCCGGGCTTGGCGCGCCGCCGGGGCCAAGCGGCTGGTCGAGGCCCATCTGCGACAGAGGGATGTCGGGCGGCTCCATCACAGTGACCGTCCGCACCGGGTTGCGGTGGTAGATCACACTGGCAAAGATTTCGACCAACTCAAAAACCTTGTTCAGTTGCATCCTGAACGAGGGCGGCGCGATGGAGGAGTTGTAGCCACGCTCCCCACGCGCATAGGAATCCTTCCACATCCAGTTGTGGTCGCCGTCAAAGAACAGACTCGCCTCTTTGGCGTCGTCCGCGAACGGCTTCTTGTACTTCTCGGCGGCTTTGAGTTTCTTCACCCAAGTGCCGACGATCTGCCGGAGGGGATTACTGCTTGGAAGGCTTTCGGCCACTGGTCGGCTCCGCAGTCAGTTCGCGA